CCTCCACGGACCAGGTCCGGTGCTCTACAAGATGTAGAGTGCATTATGCGGAAAACCCGCTATGCCCAAGATAAGCCGAAAGGAAATCTTGCTATTGTCCTTTTCAGGACTGGGAGTCCGAAGAGACCCTTTACAGGTTCAGAGCCGCGTGAAAACACGGCGCTTCGAGGCTTCCATTTAGGCCCAAACTTCTCCGGAGTGGATGTAAACACCACCCCGGGATCGTAAGGCTTGCACAACGCAGCCAAACATGGAAATGAGTCTTCGCTAGTCTGTTCGACAGGCTTGACCTTCCATACGGCTACATCATAAATGTCTTCCCACCCGAAGCCGGTATACTTCTTAGACCGACGTAAGGTGGTTTCATCAAGTGAGGAGAATAAACCCACATCACCCAACTCATAAGGCACAGGATTTTTGTACTGAGGCGGAACCTTCTTGATTAAAGAGGTCCATATATACCGGAAACGTCTATCGCAAAGGCCAGAGATGGGGATTATACACCACCTCCGTAGCTTATTCGCGAGCAAGACGCGGTATTCAATGGGACTTTGTGAGTCTCCGCTCGATCCTACGCCGCCCCTTCTAATATAGAAAGGGGTGACATCATGGCCGCAAAAGAATTCGCGACCGCAAGATTCGAAGAACGCACCAGAAAGGTAGCTCTTCGATGTGTTCACCTTGAAACCTAAAAATTCAAGGCGATCGATAAGACATTGGGCGTACTTGGACGGCAATATTAGATCATCGCCGTACACTCCGCACAAGTCCCAGGAAGACACTGGCACAACAGTTCGTACCAGAGCCAGGAAGTACATCGACATCAGCGTAAAGGTGTAACCGGTACCCATAGGGGCCCAGTTCAAGAACTCGCGGCCTACTTCGGCGGACTCCTTGTCGAAACGATATCTATGCGGCCTCAAAAGGTCCACTAGATGCATCAGATCGACTGGTAGAATTTCTTCTAAGTTCCGTTCGGTAAACCAGGATGATGCGGACTCTAAGTCAATCGTCGCAAGGCCCAAATCATAGGCCCTAGACGCTAGGTTTTGATTCCGCGACTGGTCACGAATATCGCATCCGTTGACGCGTAACCTCTCCTCTAGATACCTGCCAAGCCCGAGCTGTAAAAACATATTTAGCGAAGGCATAGAGGCAATCGTGCGAGAGGTAAACGCATTTTTCGGTACACATTGTATTGTTACGCTTGGTATAACCTCAACCACAGGGTTTTCAGCACACCAATTATCGCCTTTAATAACGTCAGCGAAAGGACGTAACTCGGGACTTATCGTTGAGGAAAACCTCAGTTTATTAGATAAGATGGACGCGGCAGACTTCAAGCCTGCCGAGCCTCCCGGCGAGAAGCCTCCGAAATTCAGGATCTTCTCAAGGACCTCAGGGTCACCTACGTTTTTGTCTTCGTCTTCTCCATAAAGGATGAAGGATACCTGTCGGCGTAGTTGACGCATCCAAGGCGCCCACAGAGGGACGTGTTTTCTTGTTAAATTAACACGTTCAATCTCCGTAAACGTCTGTAACGCCACCGTGTCGACATCGATACCGGTATGCAGACTAGAGCTCTTAACGAGCATTCGAGTAAGCAAACGATCGCCTCTAAACCTATCAGGCCCCGGGAATATATGGGGCAGATTGAGGTTGTCGAGTAGACCATCACAGTATGCTGCGGAGTCAAGTTTCAACTCTTTAAGCAGGTTGTGATCATAACGGATCGCTAGCGAAATAGCTAGGGCATGAGGCGAATTAATCACCTCACAAAGAGCGAGCGCGAAGTTAGACTCAAGTACTAAACCTTCGTTTTCGCATTTTTGCAACTCGGTGAAAACCGAAGCAGCAATAGTTGCCATAACGCACCCATTAATAAGGAGGTGAGAGGTCTTTAATCGTAGCTTCTATGGTGGCGTGAGCCATCAGGTTTTTAAGGTAGGCATAAACATCTGCTCTACCAGCTGCGACCATTGAGACCGGCATTAGTACGTCGAGGATAACGCGCGACGTATCGGTATAGGAGTATATACCTGTGGAGCTATTATAAGCTTCCAGTGGAAGTGCCAAAGTAATCTTTGTCCGGACAACCGGGCTTTTTCCGTTTGGCGATGATTGCGAAAC